CTTGAGTTACTTCAAACCTTACACTCTGTCCTTCTTGTAGGCTCTTGAAGCCACTCGAATTAATCTGTGAAAAGTGAGCAAATAAGTCTGCGCCACCATCGTCCGGCGTAATAAAGCCAAAACCCTTGGCGTCGTTAAACCATTTTACTTTTCCTGTTACCATTTTACTTGATTTCCTTGTTGTTAAAAAGACTCTGTCTCTGTGTGTTATTTAATCCAACCTATGCGTTTTCCCGCAGCTATTCGGCGATCATATTCCTCAACTGAACTAGGGAATCTCCAAGCCCAAACTGCCACGCACAACATAAACAGTGCTGTATATATTATACCACGAACAGGTATCGCAGTCAACCACATTATCGCCAAACTGGTTGACATCATAAACAGCATGAAATATTTCATTTTCTGCGGGAACACTCTTTTGGTGTTCCAATTTGTGAGAAATGGCCCAAATAACCTGTGGTTGTAGATCCAGCGATGCATGCGCTCTGAACCCTTTGAGAAACAGTAGGCCGCGAACACAACAAATATACTGTAGGGTATGCCGGGAGTTATGACTCCTATGTAGGCCATGCCTAGACTTAGAAATCCTAGTATATTCCAAAATAATTTTTTCATTATGCGGCCACCACTCTATTAGGTACTGATGCTACTATTATATCTGCGTGTAGATTCACTGTAAATTTACCTCCAGCAGCACCATTTAGTGTGGCCAGTCTATTGATTGGTTTTCCTACTCTAACACTTTGCCCACCGTAAGGTAGGTTCGGAATAGCATAGCTGATATGTATCCATACAGTTTTGCCTGGTAGATATTCTAATAGTAGTTGATCATACGGAATATTTTTTTCTATCCATGTGGCAATTTCAAAGTAGCTGTGAGCTCCTACGCCTCGAAATTGCAGATCGGCTGCCTGTCCTGTACCATGCTGTGCTTGCCCCTTTCCCTCTCTGTATGTGTTGGTAATCAACATATTAGGATATTTGGACTTGATGGGTTCTAGTATATTAAGAGCTAGGGCAGCTAAATTATTAACAATATTTTGAGCCGGTAAACCTTTTACATTGTCGGCCAACTGAGCTATTGTCCTAGGAAAGGTAACATTTTTTATCGCCTGCCCTAGAGTGAATCCTGACGGTGTTAACTTAGTGGCAAATGTAATATCACCCGAGACAGCTGCACTGGGCCTGTCTGCCGGTCTATCCCCAGGCTTAGATGGTGCTATTCCTGGAGTTTTTGGAGTTGGTGTTGTAGTTAGTTCTTTGTGTTCAGCAGCAGTAATACGTCCTTCTGCAAGAAATCTATCAGCTTCCGCTTTGCCTGCGGTATTGTCTTCGTCGCCTTCTACGTTTTTAATAGCGGCTACTACTGTGACTTTTGGTACTGACGCAGAAGCGAATGTGCCCGGAGTGGTTGCAGCGTTGTAAAGTGCAATTTCCACACCGTTGGCAAACACATTGAACGGGTTGTATAAAGGTTCCTGCCTGCTTAAAGTGCCTGCTGCGTGATTGTGCGGAACTAGGTAATGACCACCAGCACTACTTGATCCTGCTCCCGGAGTAGTTGACTGCGGAGTTGGAGCAGTTGCCATTAATTAAATTCCTTTGGCAGTGCATCAATTTTAGCTTTGTACTCAATTAATCCTTGAAGCGTTACGTTTTCTGGACCTACATTTTCAACGTACAATTTATAAGTTGAAACAAGTCCTAACCAATCTAAGGGACCTTTCATATGTATCCCGACACCCGTGGCTCGATCATAAATTCCTGCAAGACTATTAGATGTACTTTCGGATGTCTGTGCTATCTCTGATAATATTGTACCAATTGGTGTAGAACCGTTGTTTAAAGAATTAGATATTATTGCAGAGGAATTAGATATCGACGATAATGCTGTTGCAACAACACTTAGTTTTTCAGATATTTGATCAAGTTTGTCTGATATTTCATTTACTATATAATATTGAGCTGATGTACTATCTTCTGGAATTGTAGGTATAACTGCGATACCGCCAGTAATACTATCTGTTAAAATAGTGTATCCCGGAAGGGTGACAGTATCTGTTGTTATAGCCATGATTAGTCCTTAAACAAGTATTTAAGCCAGAGCAATACCTGTAGTGCTCTGTACAAACTGCTTGGCAAAGGTTTCGTCGGTGGCTTCTGCCACGGTAACCGTGGTTTTTGCCAGTTTGACTTCCTTGTCGGGATGCACAGTAAACAGATAGGGCATGAGTCCGGGGCCGCGTTCGCCCATGGCGATGACCATAGGTCTATGCAGTTTATAGTGTGTGGCAGTTTCTTCAATCAATTTAGCCACTAATTCTTCTCCAGAGGTCAATTTAAAAGTTGCTACCTCTCCTGTTGTTACGCCTTTGTCAATTAACATTGTTCATCCTTGTAAATGTTTTCGTAATTCGGTAAATCCGCCGATCAGTGTGTCATCTAAAAATATCTGTGGAACTGTTCTTGCATTTGGCACAGCCTCCAACAGTTCTTCTTTGGTATACCCATCACCGATCTTGCGTTCTTCAAATGCTATTCCTCGTTGTGAGAGCAAGGCTTTGGCCTGATCACAGTAGGGACAGTTATACTTGCTCCATACCACAGCTTTCATGTTGTTTCCTTAACTTGAATATATCACAGCACCTTTTTTGTCAGTGACTCTAACCAACAACACACCTTTGTTTTTATAGCTCAAGGCTGCGGATATAGCTGCTTGTTCGCTGCCATAACTGCCAATTGTGGTCCATGACTCGTACGGGTTTGTTCTTTTGAATTGTGCTTTGTACATGATTTATTATATAGCCGGAAGAGCATCGTAGTCAAGATTTTCACCCATAACACCTATCACATAATTGGTGCTTTCGGTTTCTTGTAGGGCACTCTGTTTCTTTGAAGTATCTGTGTGTTTGTTGAACCAAGGAATTGGAGTTGATCTCGGAGCGGTGGCCTGATACTTAATACCAATGTCTTTGAGCGCACCCACAGCTGTGTAGTCTACGAAATCTTTAAGTATGGCTGCGTTAAGTCCAATCACAGGCCCCAGTTTAAACAGATGATCTGCCCAGGCCTTTTCTTCAGCTATCACATCTAGATACAGCTGGTATACTTCTGCCTCACATTCTGCTTTGACTGCTGCAAATCTTGGATCTTCCTTGACCACCTGATTGATTAACCATGCAGTCCAACCTTTGTGTAACAGTTCATCCTGTAGGATTAGGCTGATGATGTTGCCGTTACCAATAAAGATGCGATTCTCTACCATGGCTAGGCTGGTGGCAAATGATACCATGAAGCGGAATGCTTCTAGAGCATATGAAGCATGCAGGGCCATGTATATGGCTCGCACATGATCTTTTTCAGAGATTGCCTCGCCTATCTCTTTTCTACAGTTGATTTCATGCAGTTGATCATAGTATCTTCCCACGCTGGCAGCCATGTCTACGATTTCTTTGGTATCGTGGATTGTGTTAAACACATCCTTGGGCACATTGTAGATGTTGCGGATAATGTGGCTGTATGAACGACTGTGAATGTTGGTTTCAAAGAATGTCCAATTGTAGATCAGTGCTTCTAATTCTGGTAGGCTGATCACAGGCATAAACACTTGACTAGGAGCACGACCTTGCAGACTGTCTAAGGCAGTTTGACGCAGGAGATTCGAAGTAAAGATATGCTTGACTGCGGCGCTGGCATCTTTGAAGTCGTTGGCATCTTTTGAAAGATTGATTTCTTCTGGCACCCAAAAGAATCCTCGAGCTGTTTTTTCGTAGTCAGCAATTTTGTTGTATTTGACTTCTTCGAATCTCTGTATAGTCACAGGACCAGCTGGGTCCAGAAACATTTTGCGATTCACATAATCTGTTTTATTGGCTAGGTTGTATTGTCTTTTGCTCATTTATATTTTCCCGATGCAAGTACTATCTTGCAGATGTGTTCAAGTCGTTCGATGTGTTCATAGGCTCTCCATGGAGTCACATCAATGGCTACTACGCCATGTCCTTTGATTCCTACTATATCAAATTTGATATTTCCGTCTCGATCTAGTCCTAGGTTACGATGGCAGGCATCACCCAGTTCTTGACTGATCGGAGGAACATCTCCTACATTTGGTGCTACTCGAGTATACCGATTTAATTCTGGAAACGCATCACTGATGGTGCTGAGATCAATACCTGCATGCATGGCAGCGATGCAGTAGGTGGGATGCACATGTACTACCACTCGCACATCATCCTTGTGCTGACCTAGTTCTCTTTGCAGACCAAAATGCAGAGGCATTTCACCACTGGGTTTTAGATTTCCGCTGAGATCATCCTGTTCTATCACACTCCAATGATAATCAAACACAGCTGATCCTACTCCGCTGTTGATAGTACGTGTCACTGAGATTTTTTTGAACATCTCAGGCTGCATGTTTTGTTTACGAACGCCTGTTGGTGTAATGTAAAAATGATCGCGATCGTGATGTCGTATAGAAATATTACCATCTCTACTGGTAATCCAATTACGTTTGTAAGCGTCTACTAGTATATCACAACAAGTTTCTAGCATTGATAAAATCCCAGTTGATAATTTTCCATTGGTTCTCTAAATATTTTGATTTATCTGATTGATAGTCCAAGGCCCATGCGTGTTCCCACCAGTCAATTAACAACACAATGTCTTTCTTGATCTCATGATTTACAATAGTTTTTATCTTGCCATCTTTGGCCAAATATACCCATCCACTGCCCTGTATAGCCATGGCTGTTTTTTCAAACTGTTGCTTGAACTGATCAAAGGTTTTATGGTGTTCTTCAATGAAACTCAGTATAGGTCCTGACGGCTTGTTGTTTCTATTAGGTGCTTGATATTGTTGGAACAGTGTATTATGCAGGAATGTGCCAGCTTCATTAAACTCTGCATCACCTTCATTGTTGTTATAGCGTTTGGCATAGCCCTGTGCTAATTCACCATAGTGGTAGTTGATCGTATCTTCACTGATGCTAGGAGCCAGTTCATCACGCTCATAGGGCAATGGCAGTATTTCTAATCGATGCGGTCTACCTTCATTGAGCACATTGCGTATAAAACTGTAGGTCATCGTGTCTATACTCTAAAACTTTCACCACAACCGCAGCGATCTTTTTCGTTAGGGTTGATAAAATCAAACCCTTCGTTGAGTCCTTTCTTGGTCCAATCCATTTCTATGCCTTCTAGATAAACCAAACTCTTAGGATCTACAAACACATGCACACCATGGCTGACAAAACCAACATCGTCATTGCGAGGACCATGCGGTGCGTCTACATATTCCAGCACGTAGGCCAAGCCACTACAGCCTGTGGTCTTAACCCCAACACGAATACCAAGCCCTGTGGGTCTTTGTGCAAGATTTAATTTAACCTTGGCTGCGGCTGTTTCAGTTAGTGATATCATGTTTGTTGTTATAGTCTTCTATTGCGGCTTTGATAGCATCTTCTGCAAGTATGCTACAATGTATTTTAACCGGTGGTAAGGCAAGTTCTTCAGCAATTGAGCTATTAGTAATCGTTCGTGCCTGGTCAAGCGTTTTTCCCTTGACCCATTCTGTGACAAGACTTGAGCTGGCGATTGCTGATCCACATCCATATGTTTTGAATTTCGCATCTGTTATTATTCCATCTGTTACTTTGATCTGTAATTTCATCACGTCGCCACAGGCAGGAGCACCGACCATACCGGTGCCCACATCAGTATCAGTTTTATCGAAACTGCCTACGTTGCGTGGGTTTTCATAATGATCAATTACTTTGTCGCTGTATGCCATTGTATTTCCTTATACGCTGAAACTGCTGCCACATCCACAGGTGCTTTGAGCATTGGGATTGGTAATCACAAATTGACTTCCTGATAGATCGTCTTTGTAATCTATGCTGGCACCTTGTAGATATTGCATGCTCATAGCGTCTATCAATACTTTAAATTTTTCTAATGGTATTTCAAAGTCATCTTCATTTGTTACATCGTCGAATGTAAAACCATAGCTGAATCCACTGCACCCACCGCCTTGTACAAAGGTTCTCAGTGATAGATTAGGATTGCCTTCTTCTAAAAGTAGATCTAGAATTTTGATCTTAGCTGATTCTGTTATTGTCATCATAGTTTGCATGCTTCACAGTCCTCTTCTTCTATGCTGGTTTCAACTTCACGTTCATTGTGAAAGCCGTTGTAGTGTACTTCTGGAGTGGCTTCTGCCACTGCCTTGGAACCCGCTTTGTTGATCAGACTGTAGTAGAATGTCTTAAGTCCCCACATGTGTGCCTGCATGAGATTTTTGGCAATCAGCGTTGTAGGTACCTTGCGATCCGCGAAGTGTGCAGGGTTGTAGAATGTGTTAGTGGAGATTGATTGATCAACATAGGCCGCTAACACCGCAGCAGTTTTGAGATACCCATCACAGTCTTTCTGTTCCCACATCAGCTGATACTTGTTCTTCAATCTGTTGTATTCTGGAACTACCTGAGTCAATGATCCTGCTTTAGATTCCTTAGTAGATATCAAGCTCATAGGCATTTCTATTCCGTTGGTGGAGTTTATAACCACCGAGCTTGACTCCACAGGAGCGATAGCCATCAGTGTAGCATTCCGGACTCCGTGAGTTTTCATTTCTTGTCTAAGATTCTCCCAGTCGAGTTCTGGAGCGAAGTCGGTAAGTTGGTTGACTCCTTGAGATCTTCTTTCCCAGGGGAACTGCCCTTGGCCGTATCTGGTTCTGTCTGAGTCTTTGCATCTGCCTCTTTCTTTGGCCAGTTCAATGGTGGATTCTGTAAGGTAAAAGGCTTGATGCTCCATCCAAACTTTAACTTCTGCCAATGCGTCGTTGTCGCCATATCTGTAGCTCCTTTTTGCATGCCAATAGGCAAGATTAGTAACGCCTATGCCTAATGGTTGGAGTTCATCATTGCTGAGTTTGCTTTGAATGCTCAGGAAGTCTTGATAATCCAATATATTACATAGGCTGCGTTGTAATATGCGACAGGCTCTACGCATGTCTTCTGGGTTTCGAAACGCACCCCAGTTGATGGATCCCAGTGTGCATAACGCTATGCGTCCTGACTCGTCGTCAAGTCTTTTAAATGAACGAGTTGGCAATAAGATCTCACAGCACAGGTTACTTTGATAAATGGTATGATACTCAGGATCAAATGGTCCTTGATTCATCACATTATCTATAAACACCAAATAGATGCGACCCGTGTCTGTACGCTCCTTGAGAATGCCTGATTTAAACACTTCTTCGGCACTCATTGTTTTTTTGCGTAGGTCTTTACGCTTTTCATATTTCACATACAATTGTTCAAACAGCTCTGTGTTTCTGTAAAATGCTTCGTATAAATCTGGAACTTCGTTGGGATCAAAGAATGTTATGTTTTCTCGGTTTCTAAATCGTCTCCAGAAGAAAGCACTAAGCACAACCCCATAATCCATATGACGGACTCGGGTTTCTTCTGTGCCTTGGTTGTTCTTAAGTACAATAAGATCATCAAACTGAAGATGCCAAATAGGATAGAATACAGTAGCACTTGCATTGCGGATACCTCCTTGCGAACATGAACGCAGATCTCCAAACCACTTCTTCAGAAAGGGTATCATGCCTGTGTGCATGATCTCGCCTCCTCTGATGGGACTACCTAATGATCGTAGACGTCCAATTTCCAGACCAATGCCAGCACGTTTGCTGGCATACTTTGCCATCATCTCACCAGAAGCAAATATGCTATCCAGATTGTCGTCACTGCGGATAAGCACACAACTACTAAACTGTTTAGTTTGAGTGCCAAGACCAGCCAGCACAGGTGTAGCAAGAGTAAATAGACCATCGCTCGCACAGTTGTAGTACTCTCGGATGTAACGCATACGGGACGATTGAGGTTCTTCCTTATGAAAGACCGTAGCGGCTGCGACCATATACCTAACCTGTGGCGTCTCATAGATCTCTTTCGTAGCGCGATTGCGTACAAGATACTTCTCAATAAGTTGTTCAATGGCTGCATATGAGTATTGTTCATCCTTTTCGTGATCAATGAAATCATTCATGCGATTCCATTCTTCTTCGGTATACCAATCCAACAGTTCCGCGGTGTATAGACCTACCGAAACATTTTTCTTTACGATGTCATAAAGGTGGGGAGGTTCGTATTCGCCATACACATCCTTTCTCAGCATGCTGAGTCTTTGTTTGCCTGCCACATATTGATAATTGGTATGCCCTACATCCGGATTGTGTTCAATGTCTATGAGATTCACAATGGCTCTAAGAGTGATGCCGTCGATTTCTTCTGTAGTGATACCATCATAGAAGTGCGGCTGTGCTTTGATTTCTATCATTGACTGACTTACGTCCGCTATGCCTTTACAGACTTTGGCTACTTGTGCCTGCCATTTTTCTACTGCTAGTGGTTCTCTATTACCGTTTCTTTTGATAACCGTGATGCTCATATTCTTTCTCTGTTAGTATTTTACGTATTTATTACTTAGGTCATTGCTGCCATATCATGCTGGCATCAAGGTGTTTGATTTCTTCAATATTACTGACTGTTCTGCAGGCATGATTCAGCACATGCGAGTCGTCTACTATCAATACATATTCTACTTCGCTTTTCCCTGGAATCATTAACTTATGTATCTCGCATTTGGTTTTGATAAACCGCTGTGTTAATTTAATAGTATACAGCATTCCCAAAGCGATTGCAAGATCATCTAGCCGAAGATCTAGAATCAATTGCCAGGGATCAGGCCATTGTTGGGGCGAGTAGGGATCGAGATACGCACTTACAAACGGAGCATGGCTCCAAAGTTCAGCAACGTCTTCCAGCGGGTGATCACTGGTTTCTAGTGTATCTCTGAACTGTTTCCAAGCTGCGATTCGATCTGTGCCGTGCCGGTCAAACACCGTAGGCGACATCGAATGAGATGCTGCCTGTTTTCCCGGTGACAAGAGGATTCTTGTATGATAACACCACCGTCTCAATACCGCTGTCACCAGCGTTGCCTTTGAGTGTGGCGTTGAATTCAAAATTAGTCATGATAGGTCCTCCTAGAGCTGTGACAAGGTTCGGTGAATAGGTATAGTTGTCAGTGAAGCTGATGTTGGTAATGTCATCGACACCTGCGAGATCATCACCTATGGCCATTTGCAGAGTGCCAAATCTTGTGTGTCCACCTAGTCGTAGACAATAATTGATCACTGTGAATTTGCTAAGTGCAGAAAACACAGCTAGAGGTTGAAAGCTGTCGCTGAGATAAATCAATGCGTAATTTCTGTCTACGAAACTGACACTGGCTGCATTATAAACTTCTACGAAAGAACCTTTGGTATCCACTGAAGTCATCCCTGCAGCCTGTTGGCGATCACTGGTGCAGGCAATGACCACATTGCCTGTCTGCTCACCAAAATACACCATCACATCATCCGGGTTAGCTGAGGTATTAGTACCGTTGGCTACGTTTTTAAATTTTGATCTGTTGATTATAGTGCCCTGACCGTTGGTGGATCTAAATGCCTGACGATCAATTTCTTCAAACACACAGTCGTATATGGTCCAATTGTTGCCTTGTGTGGCCACGCCATCGATGTATATTGCGGTATCGTTGACGAAGAAGCGTGAATTTTCAAATTTGACGTCTGTGTCAAACACCACGGTCTGGAGGCATTTAACAGCTAGGCTAACGCCTTCGAACACACAGTCTCTAAATAGGATATTATCTGTTTTGGTTCCTATCAATGTGTTTTCCCAGAATACCGCAGATGGTTCTGTGGCCAGTGAACTCACTGTTGTGCCTAACACATAGGTGCCAAGAAAATTTAATTTTGATAATACAGAATTAGCAATTCCCGACAACACGATCTGTCCGGTGGTTCTCGATATGGTGAGATTTGAGATATCTATGTTCTGAGGTCTATTGGTGCTGTTGAAATCTACGAGTTCTAGTCCTGTGCTGGTAATGAACCGAATATTATTTGCGCCTATGTTCAGCACAACCCCATGTCG